ATCGTTATCATTTACCTTTTGGTAAATAAGTTTTAGGTTATCTACGATACTCTTTTTTAGAACATCGTCAGATACACTGTCAATTTTAATTTTGAATACCGTTAATGTTGGTAGATCTTTATACTCATTGAAATATGCTAGACTTTCTTTTAGAATCCACTTATTAGCATCACTTTCAAAGAAGTCTACCTCAATAATATCGTTAATACGTTCGATAAACGAACGATCTGATATAAGGCATGAAATGCACTTGAGTTGAAAATCCCGACCATATTTAATTAACGAATCAATTACTTTTTTATTTTCCATAAAACAACTATACCACTGAATTTAGTGTTACTCAACTTTTATTTACCGACATTTTTTTATTCTACAAACGAATTTAGTTTGCCAAAGCATTCCTGTAACCAGATATGGTAATTTGGAATGTTGTTCCACATTTTATCTTCTGTAATTAGCTTGGAGAAGCTAATCTTATCAATCTTTTTGACAGGAGTATTGATAATCTCTTCTACACGAAGCTGTGTAAAAGATTGAATTTGTGTATTATGTAACTGCATTAATTCATAATTACGTCCAAGCAATAATTTATTATCCAATACAGTTTCATAAATCTTGTATTTGCTTTTATGATTCTCGGAATAATTATAAATTTGTTGTAAACATGCCTGATCTTCGTTAGCAAGAAAAGGAAATGCTTTCACAACTCTCTTTAAACCAACACCATCCAAACCAGGAATGTTATCACTTACATCACCTTCCATAACCCTATAAAAAATAAAGTTATTACAAGTAATGCCATATTCATCTAATATTTCTTTACACCCAAAAACTTTCTTTTTTGTTGGACTCCAGATTTTGATCTTATCGCTTGCCAACTGAAGGAAATCTTTGTCTGTGGACATAATTGTTACATTACTGTCCTTGAAAGTTTCTTTTGCTAGATAAGCAATTGTATCATCTGCTTCTATTTGATCAATTGCCATAACCGTTACAGGCAATGTATCTAAATAGTTTACAGTACGAATCAATTCCTTTTTAAAGTTAACAGACTCAATCTGTGAAGAAGATAGTTCTTCATAATTACGGTTAAGTCTAATATCAGTCTTTCTACCGTTTTTATAATCTGGATAAATCTTTCTACGTTTCTGACTACCACCTTTGCCATCAAATACAATAATAACTCGGGTAGGAGAAAGTAACTTAATTGCATATCCAATGCTCTTCAAGAAACCAGCAATACCGCCAGTATGCAATCCATCTTCATTGAGTGAAGGAATGGCCATAAAACTACGAATGTAAGTATTAAGGCCATCCACAAGGAGAATGTCAGAATTGGTGTTCTTTTGTAGACCATCATTTCCAACACCCTCCTTGATGTTTTCAAACAAGGAGAACAGTTTTTTCTTTTCAGATGAACTGAATCCACTCATGTGTTATTCTTCGTTGCCTGCAGTTTCTTCTGTGTCTATAACAGCATCCTCAATAATTTGACTATTAGGATCTTTATACTTCATGATTACAGCATCACAAATCTTCAAGTAAACTTCTTCACTCAATTCTTTGTCAGTCTGCATTACACTCACAAAGTCCTTGGATTGGAACTTCCATTCACTACCGTCGTTCTTCTTATATGTGTAATAAGCACCGCCTTGTTTTACCAAGTTGTTTTCTTTCAATACTTTGATCCAAGAACCATAATCTGCAATTCCACTATCAAAGTAAATATCGAAACTAGCTTGACGTTGTGGTGGTCCCATACGATTCTTTACAACCACCGCTTTACATTCGTTTCCAATAATCTCTTCACCTCTTTTGAGTTTACCAGTATTATTCAAACGAACACGAACACTACAATGATAAGCAAGTGCTTTACCACCACTAACTACATACTTGTCACCAAATGCCATAGCATTTAGATTCTGACGTAGTTGATTGGTAAACACAGTAAGTACTTTCTGACGACCAATCATAGTAGTAATCTTACGCATTGCTTTGCTGATAATAATAGACTTGCCAGTAGCATAACCATCTTTGCCATGATCACTTTCAAGTTCTACTTTGGTAGATGCTGCTGCTACAGAATCTACAATGATTGTAAGAATACGATCTTTGTTGCTCTTACGAACAATTGCGATCATTCGTTCCATCTGAGCAAAAATATCTTCAACGGTTTCACATTGAACATATAGTAACTTAGACAGATCTACACCAAGACTCTTCCAGAACTCAGGTGCAGCTGCGTTTTCAGTATCAATTACTACAGCAACTCCGCCCTTCTTCTGTGTATCAGCCACAACGTGTGCTGACAATAGACTCTTACCAGTACCTTCAAGACCATTAAATTCAACCATCTTGCCAACTGGTAGTCCTCCGTGTGGACGATTGCTAATCGCTAAATCCAAAATAGAAGAACCTGTACTAATCCAATCAGTAATTTCTGAAGGATTGTCTTGTTCATCTAGGAAATGTGCGATTTTACCACCGTCTTTATTTGCTTTGTTAAGCTCATTCGCCAACATTTCGATTAATTCGTCACGTTGACCCGTCGTATCTTTTGTAACACTTTTCTTTGCCATAACGTATATAACTAGAAAGCCGGTGGGGTATAAAAACTCCACCGGCTTATTTTTATTTTTTAGGAGTTAAACAAGTCATCAAATGCTTGTTCTACACTATCCTTACCCTTTGCTTTAGCAGCAGTTGGTGAAGCTGGTGCTGGAGTTGAGGTAGCTTTAGGTGGAGCCGTGAATGGAGCTTCATCATCATCTGTTGATGTTGCAGCTGTTGCTGTTGGAACAGCAACTTCCGCAGTTTCAGCATCTGGATTTAGCCACTTATCCATAACTTCCTTGAGTTCTTCATAGGATAGTTCTGGGAATAGATCCAGAATATTAACCTGTGTCTTTAGAGCATCCAAGAGTTGAGTGTTCTTAGGATCTACAGCAACACTAACATTTGGCTTAACACGAATGCTGGTTTCAGGGAAACTAGCACCACCCTCAGCGGTCTTGAATTCAACAACGATATCACGACCGTTGGTTAGATCGGTAATATCACCGAAATCAGGATCACTGATGATTGAAAGAAGTTCTTGATAAACTTGCTTTCCGAATCCCCAGAACTTAACGCCTTCATGCTCTTCACCGCGAACGATTACAGGAGCAAAAGTACGCATCTTGGGTTCCATCTTACGACCCATCTGCCAATCTTCCTTGGAACCAGTCTTCTTCAAACGGTTGGAAAACTCAACAATTGGATCTGGACGACCAAAGCTATCAGGAGATAGATAAGTCTTGTTGTTGATATTATAATGGAACTTTAGTTCGATAAACGGATTATCAGGTTCATACTTGTAGGGAACGATACGAACCACTTGCTTGCCTGGCTTTGGCTTCCAAATCAAGTTGGATTTTTGATTTGTGTTTGAAAGAGAGTTCAAACGGCTCTTTAGCTTACTAATATCTAATGCCATAATTTATTTAATTGTTTAATTGTTAATTAGTTAATTATTTCAACGAATCACTCGACTCGTTATATAACCAACCTAAAATCAGTCTACACTATGTATCGACTGAAATCAAGTCTAAAATATATATCAAATTTCTTGAATAGAAAACAACTTTAATGGAACTATTTTTACACCAATTTCGTTAGTTAGTATAATGCTGTTTTTATATAGTTCCCAATTTAATTGAAAATTTTTATCAAATACCCCATTATTTTCATCAGCAATTAACTTATTCATTGCGTTGAGTGTATAGAGTGTATTTGTTTGTTTCTTACGATGAATACTTATAGTGCCTTTATAACGATTATTACGTTCATTCTTTTGAACATTGAATGTTAAATATAGTTCCCGAAGATTATTTTCATTTGCAAATATAAAGATCTTATTATCAATCAATTTATATTGTTGTGGTATTTCATTCAATACGTCTGTATATTGACTACTATTGGAGAATGTACAAAGCAGTTGTTTTTGTTCGTTCATAATGCTATTGATGTGCCTGATAATTTGCCATAAGGCATTATTAATATTCTGCATCCTAATAACAATATAACTTTACCCTTTTTAGTGTAAGAGAAATTTTCTTCTTCAGTAAAACGGGCGTATATTACAGGTCGATATTGTAAAATTGGATCTTCAGCATTTTTTGGAGCTGGAAGATTTGGGTTGAATAAAATATGTCCTCTTTTGTCTGTTGAAATTTTTATTCCGTTTGGTTCGTCTTCTTGACTTGTATGAAATTCTACATCCAGAACTTCATTTGTTTGAATCAGACATTGTACGTTTTCGGGTCCGTAATTTGTAGAATTGAGTTTAAAATCCAATCCATATATTGTCATTCCAGCAATTTGTTTGGATTCTTCTGTACCGTCTAACATATCCAACCAAACTGAAAATCCTCTTGGTAAAAAGTATAATTCTTTATCTAAACCAGGATTGTTTTTAAAAACAGTCTGTACAGACGAAGCGTTTGCACTTATTAAATCAATTTCTTGTTGAGAAAACAATACATTTGAATCATTTGTTTTGACTTTTCTTTGTTTGTTATCGACATCTAATGTATAACCAGCACGAATCGTCGTCATTGATTCTTTGGGTAGATTTTCAGTAAGTTTAGTCAAAAAGTTTGATATAATTTCTGACCACTTACCTTTTTCGCTACCAAGTTTACTGTGTAAAGTTTTGATACTACCGTATTGTTGAAACGGTACCGCCGATAAAGCTTTTGCAGATCCTTCTTCTGACCAATAGTTACCGTGTTTATATGATATCCAAAATTTTGCTGTGGAGTTTTCCGTTAGTGCTAAATCTGCTTTGCCTGTACCTCTTAACTTTTCTGCACCATTTACACTAACTCCGGTGTCTCTAAATTCGTGTAACTCATCTGAGATAAAAAGTCTCATCGGCACTTTAATCTCATTTTTTAAAAACCAATCATTTAGATTTTGAACTTGCATTTGTTCATAACCTATACCACGGGCTTGTTTAGCTACTAACTCTACCTTGTCATCGTTATTAACATAAAAGTGATATACCATTATGGCTCTTTTAAAATCGGTACTTGAAATAGATTTAGCGTTAGACCATTCAGCTATTCTTATGTTGGAATCGGTTCTTATTTTTTTTACAGTACCAGCATACGTAATTACAAGTTTACCTTCTTTTTTTAATATATTCTCCAAACCGATATAGTTTATTGGAGTTGTAAGACCGTATTTATTGTTGCTACCAGGAGAAATAGTTACAGTTGATACATTTTGATTTACATTATTGATTATTTCTTCATCCGTAAACCTTTCTAGACCCAATTTTCTTAAAATATCTATATTAACGTTATCTTCTTTTTTACGAATTTCTTTAACCAATGGACGAATTATCATTTTTCCAGCAGATTCGTCAAAGATTTGTTCTCCAATGTATTCACCATCCGTATCATACCAATTGAAACCTTTGCTGTAGAACCCACATTTTTTAGCTTCATCAACACTATAGTTTACTAATGGAGTTTGTCCTATTAATATTGATTCTACTCCCTTTGAGTCCACTCGTTTTTCCGAAGGAGTTCTATCATCTTTTTGTGTATCTACATTCTTATCAGAAAGTTCTTGATCAATAGATACATCTTTTGGCTTTTCTACATCGGCGTTGTATATAGAATCCTCACTACCACCAGTTTTTACATCAGGTGGAGGAGTTGTGAATATATTTGCATCTGACTTTTTAGGATTTTCAGCAAAGTGTGTACCTTTATTTACAGCACGATCTTTATATTCTTTGCTTGGAAATGTTACAAGGATACCGTCCTTGTTATATGCTTGTCTTTCAGGAAATCTACCCGCTTCAAATAAGTTCGCTGTTTTCTCGACTACATAATTAACATCACAGCCGGCCTTTTCAAGATATTCTTGTAATACAAAAACGTGTTCTTGATTTCGAAAATCAAAAATACCATCCTTAATACGGCCGTCACAACAAATATCGTTAATTAGTGATTTAAAGTTCATCCTTTATAAATATACATATAAATATATTTACAATTGGACTAATTTCAAATCATTATAATTATTTCCCGTGTAAGTCTTTACTTTAAACCGTTTGTTCTTGAATATTTCAATCAAATCAGCCACATCTTGTTTATCAACACCATTGTGTATATCAAACACAATTGAATCATATACATACAAAATCGGCACAATCTTTTTATTACTAACGAACTTAATACACTTACTCAAACTATCAATTCCATATTCAGTTTCAGCTGCCTGAATGATATACGCAAACAACTTGTTCTTATTCGCTCCCAATATATGTTTATTCGTAATCTTACGTTTATAAATAGGAGTGGTAACAAATCCTTTCTTTTCAAACGTATTCCAATATTTGT